ACGGCGGACCACCCGGTGCGCGTGGCGGATGGTGGCGATCCTGACCAGGTCCTCGTGCCGATGTGTCGGCGACATAACAGCGGGCGACGATAGCGGGGGGAGAGGGTCACCGCGAGAAAGACTGCGCTGGCCGGCGTACCCCACGCTAGCCACGCGCAGGCAGTGGCACATCGTCCTCCCGGCAGTCTGGAGTCTAACCGCGTGGCCCCACCGACGAAACCCATCGAGGCGAAGCGGCGTGCCGGGACGCTGCGCAAGGACCGCATGCCGCGGGGCGCGCTGACGATCATCGCGCCCGCGTCGCCCTCCCTTGAACCGCCGGCCATGCTCGGGGATGTCGGTGCGGCCGAGTGGCGGCACATCCTGCGGACCTGTGTCTGGATTGCGCCCTCGGACCTGACGCATCTCCGGCTCTATTGCCTCGCGCTCGACCGCCACTCGGCGCTGCTCGCGCTGCTGGCCGAGCAGGGCACCGTGCTCTACACCGACAAGGGCTACGCCTACCTGAACCCCGCCCAGGGCGCGCTTGCCACCACGGAGGCACAGATCACGAAGTGGCAATCGCTCCTTGGGGTGACTCCCTCCGACCGCAGCCGTCTCGGCGTGGCCGAGGTGAAGGCCCACACGAAGCTCGAGGAACTGGAGTACCGCCGCGCCGCAAGGGATGGCCGCCCCGCATCCTGACACCCGTCTCGCCCACCGCGATCCGGGCCGGTGACGGTGCCGAATACCGTGCCTTCGCCGATGCCTACGGCATCATCACGAAAGACAGTATCGCGGGACCGACCGGGCAGCCGCTCGCTCTGCGGCCGTGGCAACGCCAGCTCTACGATGCGACCTTCGCCCGCGATTCGCTGACTGGCCGCCGACTGCATCGCACGGCGCTCTGGGGCATGGGTCGGAAGAACGGCAAGACGGGTTCCCTGCCACCGATCGCCCTGAAGGCCCTCATGCTCGAAGGTCAGGGCGCGGAGATCTATTTCTGCGCCGCCGACCGGGAGCAGGCACGTATCGGCTTCGGGGCCACCGTCCGCACCGTCGAACTCCAGCCCGACCTCGCGTCACGACTCAAGGTCTATCGGACCTCACACACGATCGAAGACCGGAAGACCGGCTCATTCCTCCGGGCGCTCTCGGCCGAGGCATACACGAAAGAGGGCCTGAGCCCGAGTCTCGTCATCGCCGACGAGCTACACGCCTGGCCGACCCGTGAGCTCTACGACGTCATGGCCCTCGCCATGGGTACCCGGATCGACCCACTCATGCTCATCGTCACGACAGCGGGTGTGCGGACCGACTCGACGGGCGGTGACTCCATCGCCTACCAGCTCTACCAGTACGGTGCCCGGGTCGCCTCCGGCGAGGTCGACGACCCGACGTTCTTCATGGCCTGGTGGGCGGCCCCGGAGGGCCGCGCGCTCGATGACATCGCTGCCCAGCGTGCCGCCAATCCGGGCTATGGCGACATCCTCGACGCCAGCGAACTCGCGATGCAGACGCGCCGCGCTCTCAGTGGGGGCATGGTCGAGTCGGAGTTCCGCATCAAGCGGCTGAACCAGTGGGTCACAGGCACGACGGCGGCCTTGCCATCAGGTGCCTTCGAGGCCCGGAAAGCGTCACGCGTCGTCGGCCCGACCGAGCCGGTCGTGCTCTTCTTCGATGGCAGCTTCAATCACGATGCCACGGCGCTCCTTGGCGTGACGGTCGAATCCACGCCGCACCTCTTCGTCGTCGCCTGCTGGGAACGTCCGCTCGATGATCCGCACTGGCGGGTGCCCATCGATGAAGTTGATGCGAAGGTCCGCGAGACCTGCCGAGATCGGAAGGTCATCGAGTTGCCTTGCGACCCGTTCCGCTGGGCGCAACTCATGGAGCAATGGGAGACGGCCGATCTGCCGGTCCTCAAGTATGCGACCTCTTCGCCCTCAGAGATGGTGCCGGCCTGGGCGAAGTTCTACGACGCCGTGCTGGCGGGCAAGTTGACCCATGACGGCGATCCGCGCCTCATACGCCACGTCGCGAACATGACGTTGAAGATCGATCGGCTCGGCCCGCGCCCCGTCAAGGAGCACCGCGGCTCGCCGCGGTCCATCGACCTCGGCATCTGCGCCGTGGGCGGCTATGACCGGGCCACGTTCCACGCTGCCAATCCCCCTGCCCCACATCCCATCTTGGTTGCTTGGGCCTAAAGGCGAATGCCAATGACTCCTTCTTCGGCGCTCACATGGGCATGACCAGTCGCCTGCAAGCCGCCTGGGGCGCGCTCACGCGCAACAACTACCCGAACGTCAGCCTCTCGGAGTGGTCCGACTGGTTCACCTTCAACGGCGTGAGCTACCCCTACGGCCTCAACCAGACGCTCGTGACCGGCAAGGCCGAGGAGATCGAGAACAGCTTCAGCGGCTACGTCGCGCAGGCCTATAAGTCCAACGGCGTCATCTTCGCCTGCATGCTGGCCCGCCTGCTGCTCTTCAGCGAGGCGCGCTTCCAGTTCCGCGAGTTCCGCAACGGCCGCCCCGGCGACCTCTTCGGTACGCCGGACCTCGCGGTTCTCGAACATCCATGGCCCGGCGGCACGACGGGTGACCTGCTGGCGCGGGCCATCCAGGACGCCGACCTTGCGGGGAACTTCTTCTGCCGCCGGGCCGGTGATCGCATCCGGCGGATGCGTCCCGACTGGGTGACCATCGTCCTCGGTTCCGATACCGACCCAGACGTGGACGCGGACGACCTCGATGCCGAAGTGCTCGGCTACCTGTTCCATCCCGGCGGTCGCTATTCGGGCCGCGATCCGGAGACGCTGTTGCGCGAGGAGGTCGCGCACTTCGCGCCGATCCCCGACCCGATGGCCTCATTCCGGGGCATGAGCTGGTTGACGCCCATCGTCCGTGAGGTCATGGCCGACTCGGCGGCCACAGCGCACAAGCTCCAGTTCTTCATCAACGGCGCGACCCCGAACATGGTCGTCTCGCTTGACAAAGACATCGCGAAGCAGGCGTTCGACGACTGGGTGAAGACGTTCAAGGAGCACGAACCGACCGGTCTGGCGCGGGCATACAAGACGCTCTATCTCGCCGCCGGAGCCTCGGTGCAGGTGGTCGGCACCGACCTCAAGCAGCTCGACTTCAAGCTGACCCAGGGCGCAGGCGAGACACGCATCGCCGCCGCGGCGGGTGTGCCGCCGATCATCGTCGGGCTCTCCGAGGGCCTCGAGGCAGCGACCTACAGCAACTATGGGCAGGCACGGCGGCGCTTCGCCGATGGCACGATGCGCCCGCTCTGGCGCAACTTCGCGGGCTCGCTCGAAACGATCATGCCGCCCCCGTCCGGCGCCTCGCTCTGGTATGACGACCGCGACATCCCGTTCCTCTTCGAGGACAAGAAGGATGCGGCTGAAGTCCAGGCGGCGCAGGCGCAGTCGATCAAGGCGCTGACCGACGCCGGATACGAGTCGCAATCGGTAGTCGCCGCGGTGACCTCGGGCGACCTGACGCGGCTTTTGCATACCGGGCTCTTCAGCGTCCAGCTCCAGCCGCCGATGCCGGAGGGCCAGCCGCCCGCCGCGACACAGGCCGGCCGCGCGCTGGCCGCACTCCTCGAACCGTACCTCAACAACGGGAAGTCCTGAGATGCCTTGGGATGTGAAACAGGATGGGCGCTGTCCCGCGGCGAAGCCGTGGGGCGTGGTGAAGCAGACGGATGACTCCCTCGAAGGCTGTCATCCCACGGAGGCCGCCGCACACCAGCAGCAGGCCGCCCTCTATGCAAGCGAGGCCAGCGCCATGACCGATGAGCTACCGACCCGCGCCGAGTGGGATGCCGCCTACATCAACGATCTGCCCGACTCCGCCTTCGCGTGCATCGACGACGGTGGCGAGAAGGACGATGACGGCAAGACGACGCCGCGCTCGCTGCGCCACTACCCGCATCACAACGCCGCGGGCGAGCTCGACCTGCCGCATCTGCGCAACGCCCTCTCCCGCGTCGCCCAGGAAGATACGACCTCCTGCGGTCACGATCACCTCATGATGCACGGCAAGGCCGAGGGCATGATGGAAGCGCCGCGCGACACGGCCGAGTTCCGCCCGCCCCGCGACAATCTCGTCCGGGCGCAGCCGGGCGATTTCGAGCTCCGCGATGGCGAGGACGGCGCGATGCCGACGATGGTCGGCCATTTCGCGCGTTTCGGCGAGTGGGCCGAGATCGACTCCGTGTTCGAGGGGCACTTCATGGAGCGACTCGCGCCGGGCGCCTTCCGCAAGACCTTCGCCGAGAACCGTGATCGCATCCGCGTGACCTTCCAGCACGGCAAGGATCCCCAACTCGGGCACAAGGTCCTGGGGCCGGTCGCCGTCCTCGAGGAAGACGACTACGGTGCGCGCTACGAGGTCCCGCTGCTCGACACCGCGTACAACCGCGAGCTCCTGCCGGGCCTCCGGGCTGGCCTGTATGGCTCTTCCTTCCGCTTCAACGCGGTGAAGGAGGATTTCGTGCGCCGCCCGGCCCGCAGTGCCTACAACCCACAGGGCCTGCCGGAGCGGACGTTGCGTGAAGTCGTCGTGCCCGAGTTCGGTCCGGTCACCTATCCGGCCTACGCCGGGGCGACGGCGGGCATCCGCTCCCTGACCGACGCCTACGTTTTCGATGCCTTCACGCGTGACCCGGAGCGGCTCGCGCAGATCATCGAGTCCATGAGGGACACCGCACTCCGCACCGACGGAGCCGAGGCCGAGCCTCACTCCGAGGACGGGAGCCGCAGCGACCCACCACCGTCCGAAGTACCGTCTATTCAAGGCCCGGCTGATGCCGGGCCTCTTGATTCCAAGGAGCAAACCGTGGCAACCGAATACGTGACACGCGAGGAGAAGGTTTCTCGCGTCGGTGAACTCAAGGATGAACTCAGCCGCCTGGCCGTCGAATACGACGGCGAGCTACCCGAAGCCGAGCAGGTGAAGTGGGACGCGATGGTGGCGGAGCAGGAGACGCTCGAACGCGCCGTTGCGGCGTGGGACGCGCGCCAAGCGCGAGTCCGCGCCAACGCGGAGAAGGAGCGGAACGTGGAGACGGTCGGCATCCCGACCCCGAACTTCGTCCGCACCCGCACGGACGCCGAGATCAGCGACATCGGCGAGATCCGTTCCAAGTCGCGCAGTGAAGAGGAGTTCCATCAGGGACTCCGTGACAACGCGATGCGCTCGGTCGAACGGGCGAAGTTCCCGCATCCCAACGCCGACCAGGCCGGTGCGCAGACGCACATCGCGAGCCTGCTCGACTACAAGGACTCCCCCGACAAGGAGCTCGCCCAGCGCATTCTCACGACGGGCACGCCGCTCTACAAGCGGACCTTCAACAAGCTCGTCTCCGGTGTCCAACTCTCCCCCGAGGAGCAGCGCGCCGCGGCCCTCGCCGTGACGGGCACCACGACGACCGGCGG